CGCCCGCCACTGGGACGGCTACAAAATCGGGGGGATTAAACCCAGCTTCGAGCCCATAATCTGGGCCGTCAAACCCCCTGAAGGCGCGTGGATAGATAACGTGCTCAAGTACGGGACAGGCGCGGTGAACGTGGATGAGTGCCGGGTGGGGACGGACAGTGAAGAACTTGAGAAAGCCCGTTGCAACTTTGAGAAGAACCAGACTCATAAGAAAACGAATACAGGACAGAACTTTCTCGCGTCTGACAAGTTGATAGCAACGCATGGCAAGGGCCGCTATCCCGCGAATCTTCTCCTCTCCCACACCCCCGACTGCCGCGAGGTAGGGACGAAGCGGGTGAAGGCGGGTGGTGGCAAACCAGAACGTGGCAATATTTTCAAAGGTGGGGGCAAAAGCCCCATGTGGAACTATGCCGACCCCGACGGATACGAAACCATCTCCGCGTGGGAGTGCGTCGAAGATTGTCCGGTAAGGCTACTGGACGAGCAGAGTGGGGACTTGACTCGATGGTTCAATAGTCCCCGCGATGGTAAGGGCGAGTCGGGTAACGATGTCTTCGGCAATCATGCTGGGACAGGCGCGGCTCCAACGTATGACACGGGTGGCGCATCTCGTTTCTTCTACACCTCAAAGGCCACCGATCGCCAAGACTACAACGACCACCCGACTCTAAAGCCTACCGACCTTATCGAGTGGCTGATACGCCTTGTCACCCGTCCCGGTCAGACAGTCCTCGATTGCTTCGCGGGAAGTGGGACAACGGGAGTCGCGGCGATACAGAGCGGGCGGGAGTTCATTCTGATTGAGCAAGATTCTCATTACTGCGATATTTGTTAGAGACGAACGACCGACGGAGCGCAACAGGGAATGTTTTAACTCGGGGAGGAACCATGAAAGAAGTGAAGGCTGACAACCGCCGTCTGACCTGCGGAGGTCGAAAGTCAGTGCCTGATGGCAAAGTGGTAGGGGTCATGTACGCCAAGCCTTGCCCCACCTGCCACGGCACAGGCAAGGTTCCCGACTGTAAGGATGCGGGGCCAAAGCCCCTCTCCCCTTGCGAAGGGTGCGCTGACAAGGAATGCGGCATTCGCGGTCGCTACAGAGGAGATAGGCGTCTTATCTGCTACCGCGAGGGGAACTCCTGCGAAGGGTGCGCTGACTTTCATGGCACCTGCGACAAGTGGATGACCATTACGCGAGGAAAAAACGCCACGGGACACCTGCCCTGCTACCGCGAGGGTAACTAATGATGAAGATGATATACACCTGCCCGGCGTGTCAGACGGTGGTCGGCGTTTCGGAACCGAAACCCATCTGTCGCGGGGACAATGTCTTGCGCCACTTTTGCAACTGCCCGAGTTGCGATGCCAGTTTCGAGTTGTATCTACCACTGACACGGGCAGAACGCAGGGAAAGCCGAAAGACGAAAAGGTTGCACGACTAATGGCGCGCAGCAAGGAATGTTCTAGATGCCACCTGAGATAGACCCCGCCAAAGTCGAGCAGGTCAAGACCCTCGCCACCATGGGGAAGAACGACTCCCAGATTTCACGCATGACCGGCCTTTCTCGTCGCACCGTTGTCCGGTATCGGGACATGGAGGACCCGCCCGAACTCTTCGTCGAGCTCTCCGAGATGCGGAAAGGGCAAGTGAAGAGATTCGGTGAAGCCGCCTGGCCCTTCGTTCATGGACTTATAGCTTCGTTGAAACAGGATTTGGAAGCCGGGACGATGAAGCCCCGCGACAAGATAATCACGGTCGGGATTTTGGTGGACAAGATAAACACCTTCGACCAGTACGGGAAAGGCCAGAATCGTGGCGGTAACACCACAGTCAGAATTGAACTCTACGATGAATCTAAGGCTGGGATTATCGCCAACCCAACATCAGTTCCACGAGGGGAATTCCCGATACAGGGCGATGATATGCGGCCTGGGAGCGGGCAAGACATTCTCCGGTTGCCTGGAGGCTCTGAGGACGGTCTTCCTGTATCCGAAATCGTCGGGGGTGATAGTAGCCTCGACATATCGGAACCTGGAGGACTTCGTACTTCCGATGATTCAGGAAGAACTCTGGGAGAGCCTCGGGATGCCGGGGGGCTGGGACGAGAACTTCACGATGAACAAACAATCGATGGTGGCGACCTGTAAGAACGGTAGTCGAATCTATTTCCGCTCCTGTGAACGCCCCAAAGACTTAAGGGGCCCGAATCTCGGTTGGTTCTATATCGACGAGGCTTCAAAGGTCTCTCAGACGGTGTGGAACATCATGATAGGTCGTCTCCGCAAACCCCCGGAGAAGGGTTGGATCACGACAACCCCCAAGGGAAGAAACTGGATTTGGGAAGAGTTCGCCCGTCGACCGAGAAACAACTTTGAATTCTGGACCGGGGCAACGGATGAGAATAGTCACCTGACGCGTGACTATATCAACAGTCTCAAAGAATCATACTCCGGTTCGTTCCTTGCTCAAGAGTTCTACGGCGAATTCGTAGGCTGGGAAGGCCTTGTCTATCCCGGCGTCAAGTTGGAAACTCACCACGCTCCCGCAGAAGAAGCCGTCGGGGACTATTCCATCGCCGGGGTTGACTGGGGCTGGACAGACCCCAACGTGATAGTAGTCGGGAGGGTCAACGAGGGTCGGATTCATCAGGTCGATGAGTTCTACAAACCGAAAGTCCATATCGACGACCTGATAGAAGTCGCACTCGACTTCAAATCGAAATACAACGTCAGGACGTTTTTCTGCGACTCCGCAAGACCGGAATACCTCCAGGCTTTCCGAAACGCCGGTTTGGATGCGAGAAAGGGTCATAAGGAAATCGACCCCGGGATCGCGACGGTCAATCGGATGATAGACAGGGGTTTGTTTCGGATAGACTTCAACGCTTGCCCGAACACGATAAACGAGTTTGAGCAATATGCATACGAAGAGGACGACTTCGGCAAGATTCGCAAAGATAGACCAATAGACCGAAACAACCATGCAATGGACGCGCTCAGATACATGCTTTATTCCCAGACCAAGATAGGTACTGCCTCCTGCTCAATGAGAGGTGCTCGATGATCCCCAGCGTGAAAATAGCCAGCCTGGAAAACGTCAAAGCCACGGCCGTTGATGATACGTTAGCATCGCGGATTATAGCGGGCGTTTATCCGAGGTCGCAATATCAATTCCTGAACGAGTCCGCACTCGAAAGAGTCACCGACGCCAATTGGTATTATCACTTTTACAATATCGACGGCCAGATGTGGACATATCCGAAGATGGATTACAGGCCCACGATCATGCCCGTCAACCTCGCGAGATGGTTCGTCAAAAAACGCTCTTCCTGGATGTTCGAGGTGGCTCCTGATATCGAGTGTCCCGCGGAATCTTTCGACGCTCCAGAAAAGATGGAGGCCGACGGGTACGTCCCGAGCCCCAAACAAAAGAAGGCGAACGATTCAGCCTCTGCGAGAGAACAGCTTCTGTATTCTACCTGGAAACAAAACCGCTTCGAGTACAAGCTGATTGAAGCGGGCAAGGACCATTTCATCGGCGGGCTCGTCGCTCTCAGAATCCTTTATATCAACGGGGGAATCAAGCTCCTGTTCGCGCCGACTCAAGAAGTTTTTCCGATCCCCGACGTGACCGACCCTTATTCTTTCTCCACGATTCATTTTTGTTCTTACCTCGATAACGAGCAGACAATCTGGAAACAGACGTGGGAGCTTCTCCCGGGTGAAGACGGGAATACTTATTGTTATCTCACCGAAGGCACTTACGACACTGCTTTGCACGAAAAAGAAATGATACATAAACAGACCAACATGGGAATAGATTTCATCCCCGTTGTTTTGTTTCCCAATGATTCGCTCACCGGTGACCCGTTCGGGAATTCGTACTTGAAAGATTTGATACCACTTTTCGAGCAGTATAATCACGCTTTATCAGACGCGGCAGATTCGTTGAAGTTCAACGAGTTCGCGATAAAAGTTTTGTTGGGGGCTTCTCCCGACGCGGAGAAGAATCTGAAAGTCGCGCCGGGGGCCGTCTGGAACATCACCGGGGATTCGGCGGACGCCAAAGTCTTGGAATCTTCCTTTAGCTATCAAACCGCTTTGGCTGATTTTCTTACCAGACTTGAGAATCTTACCCACATGATAGGCGAGGTCCCCGACATCACTCCCGACAGGATAAAAGGCTTCGGCCTCGTTTCGGGAGTTGCTCTCAAACTCCTGTATTCAGATTTGGTTTCCGCGACCCAAAATTCCTGGCGAATCTGGAAAGACGGTTTGGTTTTGGCGAACGAATATATCCTTCGAATGTTAGAGACCTACGAATCCCACCCCGAGATTACGTCTTACGACACCAGGATAATCCCGCATCTTCCCTTGCCGGAGAACGAAGCAGAAAAAATCAACATGGAAGTCACCAAACTTGGTGCCTCGCTGCAGAGCGTCCATGGCGCGCTGCAAGAATTGGGCGAGAAATACCCAGAGAGGCTCATTGCCCAACTCATCACCGAGAGAGAACGGTTTGCCGGGGTCATGGGGAAGACCCTGACCCCCCAGGAGAAAGCGATAATCTCAGGTGCTTAAAACAAAACGTGTCATGGAGTATTCGAGAGGGAAAGCGAGGCCGGGCGGCACGATGATGCCCGATCAATCTCGGATGGTCGTCACCGTCAACATCTGTGAAAAATGTAAACGAGTCGGCAAGTTCTGCACCTGCAAATGACTTACACACAATGGCGCAAGACATACGAAGCGCGGAAGCTCTCATTCCTCCAGTCGAACGAAAGGGATTTCCGCCGACTCCTGACCACCGCACGAAGCGGCCTGTACGTCCCCGAAGAGATCACAAATTCTTATCGCTCGCACGTTGACGGCGTGATGGATGAATTCACGAACAGTTACCATCCGTTGCTTGAGAGAAACCTTGGGACCGCGGCGAAGTTTGAATTGGCTGGCGCGGCCCTTCTCGGCTTGGGTTTCTCTAATAAGCAATACCCGGTAGAAGAGATCGCAACAAAAGTTGCAACGGAGTCGATGAGCGGTCTTCTCCCTAGCGGCTTTTCGCTATCTGAGCGCGTCTGGGATTTGAACTACTCGAAAGACATTTTGTCGACGGTGGAGAATGGCCTCAGGGCGAATCTCAGCCCCGAGATGATAGCGAAACAACTCGACGGCTTTGTCTTGCCGGGTAGAGAAGTCACGACCATAACACCGTACGGACGGTCGCTTAATTACGATTCGATGCGCCTTGCGAGGTCAGAGGTCATGGCCTCGTTCCGGAAAGCTTCTGACGAATCCATGAAGCAGACCCCGTGGATCACCGGTCAAGTTTTCACGCTGTCGGATTCTCACGAAGATTCCGGCTGCGAGTGCGAGGGTTACGACGGGCAAGTTTTTGCGAACGGCGAAGATAAGCCCGACCTCGGAAGTCTACACGCGCACTGCGGATGTTACTACATCGACGAAGTGATGTCCTCTGACGAGTGGGACGCCGCGATGAATGATTATCTCACCGACGGAACCGATGAAATCGGCATAGCAGACTGGTTAGCAGAATAGGGCCCCCACACCGGGGGCTTTTTCGATGGGATTGAATCCCAAAAGGAGTGGTCATGATGGCCGACGAGGAAACGGTAGAACCGAAAACCTTTGACGAAGCCTACGTGAAAGGGCTCCGAGGCGAAGCCGCGTCGAATCGAATCGAGGCAAAGGGCTTCAAGGAGCAAGTTGAGGCACTGACGGCGCAAATCAACGGTTTCAAAGACAAGGACAAAAGTGAGTTGGAGAAGGCGACCGAGGAACGCACGCGCCTAGAGCGCGAACTTGAAGACGCGAAAAAAGCCAACGCCGATATGATCGTCAAATCGCAAGTGTTCGCTGAAGCGGGCAAGCTTGGGATTATCGACCCCGACGCGGCTTTCAGACTTCTTGACCTTTCAGAGATTGACGACAAGGGCGTCCGCAAAGCCCTAGACAAACTGGTGAAAGAGAAGCCGTATCTTCTGAAATCCGAATCGCCACCCCCGGCTCCTGGAACCGGAGGAGTTCCCGTAGGAGGCACCGCGAAGCCGTCGCTCGAAGGCGTGATCGCGGGTGCCCTGCAGAAGGGGACTCCTAAATAAAGGAGTGACAGAAAGTGACCATACCGAGCATGGACGAACAGACTGAGGCCACCGGCCTTATTTTTGTTCCCGAGGAACTAGCAACCGATGTAAACATGCTGATCCGCGACGCTTCGGCAGTCGACGCCCTTGCGCGTCACCGCCCGATGAAGCGTAACGTTCTAAACTTGCGGAAGCAGCTTACTACTACCACCCCGGCGGCTGTCGCCGAGAAGGGGATTAAGACCAAATCAGCGCCGACTTTCGACAAGTACACGTTGACCGCTGAGACAATCGCAGTGATCGTGCCGTTCACAGAGGACGAGGTCGACGATTCAGATGTTGACACCTCAAGCCTCGTCAAGGAAGACGTCATATCAGGACTCGCGGAAATATTCGACGCTTACACGCTCGGATACAACCTGGGTTCTCCGTATACCGACTCCTGGAGTGGCAACACCCCCGTAGGTAACGAGGTGCCCTTCGGCTCATCTCCCGCAGGGGACATCGCCGACGATATCAACGAAATGATATCCAAGATCGAGGTCCAGGGTTATGACTGCACGGGCATGATATCTCACCCACGGGTTAAGGCCCTTTTGAGGGGCGCACGTGACAAGGACAATCACCCGATCTATCAGGAAGACCTGAGGACGTCCGTAGGCGTCTACAACGTGTACGGAATCCCGTTCAAGTTCTCCCGCCAGGTTATCGCTTCTGGCAGCCCGTTGGGCGTTGAGATTCTCGGCGCATATTGCCCCTACGTTGTTGTAGGCGACAGGATGAGCCTTGAGATCAAAATGCTCGACCAGGCGACCCTCACGCAAGGCGGAGAGACGATCAACCTCGCCGAGCAGGACATGATTGCTCTACGCTTCAGGCTGAGGAAGGCGTTCGCAATCAAACTGGACGACATCCTCGCGAAGGTTACTGACGTACCCCTCGCCTGATGCTGATTCGGATTAAGGACAGTAGGCCGGGGTGTACATTCCGCCCCGGCCAGCTTGTCCGCGTCGGCGACCGCCAAGCCGAAGAATGGATTGAGCGGGGTTTGGCGACCGAAGCAACGGACATGTGGGTGCCTCTCAATGACAATCCCAAGCCCAGCACAGACCCTATCCCCCCGATGAAACCGACGCGAAACATAGACAGAAAGGGCAACGTGTTGACGAAGCTTAACCTGGGGTGCGGCCCCGATGTCAAACAGGGCTTCATCAATTTGGACATCCGCCCTCTCGACGGCGTTGTCGTTTGTGACGTATCCGAGGTCGAGCAGATGCACGTCTACGCGGGCGCGACTGAAATCCTCGCCTATGACATTCTCGAGCACTTCGACCGTCGAACAGCGAAGATGTGCCTGGCGATGTGGGTTTCCCTTCTCGCCCCCGGCGGCATCCTCAAACTGCGCTGCCCCGATATCCGGCATGCGATGAAGGTCGCGCCAAACGACGAATGGCTTGAACTACTTTTGTACGGCGGGCAGGACTACCCTGAAAATCAACACCTCTGCGGCTTCACGACGGGTACACTCTGCCCGTTCCTCGTCGGCCTGGGCATGGAGATAACGCTGGTCAAACAGACACCTGCGGGCAATTTGGAGATAGAAGCGCATAAATGCGGATAGGCTATCTCTCAACCTTCGAGCATCATTGGAATACAGAATCAGAGATTGCAGACTATCTCGAATTGGCAGGTCATACTGTCGAGCGATTTCAATACAACCGGTTCAACAAAAAAGACTTTCTCTCCCGCAAGTTCGACCTCGTTCTGACCGCCCTGCCTCAGTGCATAGAGCCTGAGTTCTGGGCGCGGGTGAAAGCCCCAAAAGTTGCGTGGTACTTCGACTTGATCTTCGGCTGGGGAGACCGGGAGAAACAATACCTCCCAAGTCTGAAACATTTCGACCTCGTGATTTCTACCGACGGTTACGAGGACAGATATTCCAAACATGGAATCAAGCGAGTCTGGATGCCCCATGGATTCGACGCTCGCAAATATTTCACGGTTATGCCGGACGCGAATTATGACATCGCGTTCATCGGTCATATTTATAGCGACCGCAGAAAGGCGATTGTCCAAGGGCTGATAAAAGATTTCGGATTGAAGATCTTCGGGATTGCCGACAACTGTTGGGGCGAAAGGTACTCCAGGATTTGCGCTTCGGCGAAGATTATATTCTGCGACAACGCGGTCAATGACATCCCCGGCTACTGGTCGGACAGACTTTATCTATCCGCAGGGAGCCAGGCGTTCATTCTTCACCCCGCTGTCCCTGGGATTGAATCGCAGTTCACGCCCGGAGAGCACTTCGACACCTGGCACGATGAGGCCGGCCTGCACGACAAGATTAGGTATTACCTCGCCCACGATTCGGAACGGCGCGATATAGCGGAGGCCGGACACGCCCACGCGTTGGAATTTCACACGACGGAGAAAAGGGTGGCTGAGTTCAATCGGATACTCGAATCGGCCTTGTAATTTATACGAACCATGCGTCGGGCATCGGAAACTTTGGCGCGGAGTTCTATGAGTATTTGAAAGCCGACTCGATCCTTTCCATTCGTTGTGAAGCGAAGGGACAGGAGGTCTGGACTGATAGACAGTTGAATGTCTCACGACCTCCGACCGACAGACAGCTGGCGGACTATTTCGCAACCTACCGCCCCGACGTTGTGATATACATCGAGACCCCATTTTCCGAAAAACTTTACTCGATGGCGCACTCTCACGGGTGCAAGGTCGTGGGGATCGTCATGCACGAGACCTACATGGTCTCAAGATTAGAAGCCGACCTGTTGGTCTGCCCCTGCGCGACGGCGTTCACCAAAGCGCACGGCAACAAACAATTACTGTTCCTGCCGATAGGCCTGAAGATGTTCCCGTTCAAATTGAGAAAGGGTCATACGTTCGTCGCATCCATCGGATACGGCGGGG